CAGCTTTGTTGCCCCAACTGGTACCCTCAGAAATACGAGGCCCCGGTGAGAGTAGTGGAGGACCAACGTCGGGAAGATCATCTACACTGCCGCCATCGTCATAGCCCTTGGGAAGAGGCATTGGGGGCATGATCTTTTCCATGCCGGGATAGGTCTGGGGTAAATGGATAACCCAAGGCTGAAGGCTTCTGGGGACTTGTCCCTTATTGGAAAGGTCAGAGGGTTCATCTATGCTTGCATCACCCCCGCGAGCCATGGCTTTGCGGCTTTCAGAGAGGGCGATAGCTATCGCCTGCCGTCGGGACTTAACCAATGGCCCCTTGTGTGACCCACTATGCAAGTTTCCATGTTTGAACTTGTGAAGTTCTGTATGAATTACTTGCTTAGGTGATTGTCCTTTGATTGGCATGTTAATAGACCGCTATTTTTCCGGCATAACCGGAAGAAGTTGTAACCGCGATAAAACCCTTTGGCTGACTTGACGTAAAGGTCACAGCCCCCACAGAAGATGGACTTGTCGTACTCAAAGCAGTCGCCCCCGGGAAGACCGATCCCAAGGTCTTATTGAGTGAGTTGACTGCGGTGACTGCGTTTTGCAGCGCACTCAGGATATCGGAGATACTTGCCATTATCTGCGCCCATCTATTGCATAGCGGTAACGAATTCTGCCGATACGCCAGAAACTACTCAAATCCGAACTTTCAATCTTGATCGACATGAACCTACCACGGATGCGGGTATTGATAAATTCCGTGGCGCTGGTGAAAGTATAAGGCCCATAGGCAACCGGCGTATCGCCAGTATAGTTGGTCGAATAGAAGGTAATCTGGACGCTTGCGCTCATGGCGCCGCCGTAAGTATTGAAGGTCATATCCGGCAAAATCCAATCCACGAAGGCCATGTCTTCGCCTTCTGTGATGGACCAGTAGCCTGTCTGGAATGAGCTATCTAAAACCGCAGTTCCGGCATTATAACCCACGTCGTGTTGCCAGATGACGCCAGTCGTATCTGATGCGATGGGATTGCCCAAAACTGTGACATCGATCCATGCGGAACGACCGAGAGAACCATAGTCCCATTCTTGTTCTTGAGCATTGTATTTAGCGTATAGGGTATTCTCCCCTGTGCCATTAAGAGCGGGAAAAAACCACGCGACTTCTTTAAATAGACCATTAACAGCACAGCGCACCTTGGAAAGATTGGCGGTATCAATATTCTGAAAGACAAAGTTCCAAATTGGACACGGGACGGGTTGAACGCCCGTGTCGCTCAGAACGAAGAAGTTGTTAAATCCCATCCAATAGACGTTGCCGTCAAGAACGCCCATGGCGTGCTGACCAACAAGCCCACAGGAAGACCCAACGCGGTTAAAGCCGAAGACTAGGGGTTGCCCCACATTTTGCATGACCCAGCATTCGATATCGGTCCAAATGATGCCTTGCTGGGCAGACTGAATGCCGCCCTTGATAACCGAACCAGTTGGGATATGGAACGAACCGGCCCAAGTTTGGGAAGACACCGTGTAGTTGGTGTAATCGAGCGCATCTGACCAGCGCACGACAAGCGGATCGTGTACGCCGGTACTTTGGGTCGAACCCCAGAGGACGAGGATTTGCTGGGGCTGGCTAACAAAACAGCCGCCATTGAAGAAGGGAGCCGTTGCAACCACGGATGCATTTTGGAAGCCACTATTTGCGCTCCACGAATAAACCGGCCCCCCAGAAGGGACCGCTAAGAGAATTTCCCCCCAGTTAGCGAGGCTCCAATCTGTCGCAGTGATTGGTGTACCAGACCCACTAGGAGCGCTAGCGCCGCTACCAAAGCCCCCACCACCAAATCCACCGCCACCAAAACCGAGAGAGCCGGGAGGACCCAAAGTATAATAATAAACAATTTGAGCATTTCCACTATTCTGATAGCCAGTTGCGGCGCTGGAGCCCTGATTAGCAGCCGTAATCACGAACCGCGTGCTATCTGTCACGGACCTTATCGTATAGGGCCCCTGAATGGTAATGCCACCCAAGGTGGTCCCCGCAATAAACTGTTGATAAAGTCCGGTAATGGGCTGAAAATTGTTGTTAGGCAAATCAACATTAACCAAGGCACTGCCCGATGAAACCGTAAAGAATGGCACAACGCCGCTGCCCGCGACCGTAGTCGTGGCTGGCAGGCTGGACGTAATAGTGTATTCGCTGGAACCGAGCGCCGAAGTAACCTGATAGGCGCCGTTAAGGAGCAACCCCCCTACCGCAACTGGCGTATCCAGATAGATGGTCGTAAAGATCGTGGCGCTGGAATTGGCGTCCACGATGGTTACGATGTTACTGCCGGAAGATGTAGAAAAATTCGGCGGATTATTCGTGGTCGCCGTTTGCGGCGTAATATCGATGTTGGAACCCTGCGAGATAACGCTTAGGGCGCCAGAACCGGCAGAGCCCGTTGTCCCCACGCCGAGAAACTGAAGGCCGGTCAGTCCCTGCCAGCCCCAGAGTTCTTTAATGGTGGACCCCAAAGCCAGCGGGTAATACTGCGAAAACCCGCCGTACTTCTGGATCATTCCTTGCTGATAGCGCACAAGATTGGACTGCGAAACGCCCGCCTCGTTCTGCGAAAGCGTCATCATGGTGTTGACACCCGGACGCAATCTGACGGAGGTCATTGGCATGCATTATTTCCTATCGTTGCTTGGATTTGGCACTTGATTTTGCCAAGCCTGCGATTGGTACTTCTTGCGCATTTCTTCCATTCCGGCGGAAGCAAATAGCTCTTTATATTGATTATCCCATGACTGGGACATTTGCGGGTTATCGCTCATCGCGCCGAAATTTCGCATGTAGCCGCTCAGAAAGATCATAGATGCTGCGATAAATAAATCTGGCAAGGTTTGAGTAAGAAAAGTACTAGAATTAGATGCGGACAATGGCGTGGGGCGCTGCGTGCCAATAACTTCTACATTGTAGGACTGATCCGGCACCGGCCCAAGAATACAAGATGTGGCTGTGGCAGGCGCGAAATATTGCGGGGTTCCTATTGATGTGGCATTACTAGGATAAACATTGTTAATGAAATGTTTGGAGGTTACCGAAAGCGGAACCCGCGTAGCATTAGATGAGGTTGTGCCAGCCGGAGTGTAAATATTGATTTGGTCGATAACTAGAAAGGTTCCGGTTCCCGTTGGATACGAGAAAACCTTTTGATTGGCCACAACATTGGTACTTGTATCTGTAATGTAGGTCGCGAGAAAATCACCCTCACGATATATCCTATTTTCACTATAATCTATAACTCCCGGCATAATGGGACCAAAATTGGCATCTCCATTTACCAGAATGTTCGAAGAAATATTCGTGATAGCGGCGAGTTCGCTAACATATGTGGAGTAATTTAAATAAGACATCAGGATGCCCTCGCAAATTCACCAAAATACCTTTTGGCGCCAGCCACATAGGCCCTATGCGCCTCTTCTGGAGTTTTAAAGTACCCCAAAGACAGGTTTTTACCATCCACCATAATACGGGCATGATAAAGTTTGCTAAATTTATGGAAGTAAATGCCTTTAATTCCGAGCTTGTTGGTAACTCGCGTTCTGGAATTGGCTTGATTTTGCTGATAGTTGGCAAGCCTTAGATTCGCGATGCGATTGTCATCCTTATTGCCATTGATGTGGTCTAATTGAGCGCCGGGCCATTCACCATAGATGTAAAACCACGCCAAACGGTGCGCTTTATACATCTTTTGCTTAATGCAAATCTGACGATATCCCTCTGAGTTAACGGTTCCAGCAATATGCGAACAGGCCCTCTGACGCGGCCTTATCAGCCACGTAAATAGCCCCGTTTCCGGATCATAGGTAACTATCTTCAATAGGTCGTCATGGACAATCATATGTCCCTCTTGTCGGTTTGGACACAGGATGCTTCCGCGCGTTTGGCAAAGATTATACCGTGCCTGCCCCGCGCTATCGGTCTATGCGTATGGATGAATTTGTCCGCAGCCTCAAAGCAC